CTATGCTTTGTAAAAACCCTATCATCCCACCTATGTGAACTCCATCCGCGTTAGAAGCAGGGGAAGCCGACCAAGCCCGAATGAAGTTATTCAATCCATCAACCAACAAAACGTGATCGTTTATGGATTGATTAGTGTTTACTTGTTGACCTATCTGTGAGAGAATTTCAGCGTATCGTTTACGCATCTTCGTCGATTACTTCGTCAGTGAATTCAACATCATCTATACCTCTATGTTCTTGATACTCTAATATGCTATTATCGCATATTTTATCATAGAGATATGATTTAAATTCTGGATCTTCCTCTAAGATGGAAACAAAATCCTTGGATAAAAACTTCTTATCCTCACCTTTATAATTAATTGTGTACCAAGCTCCAGCTACTTTTGCAATCTTTAGCTCTTTTAGAACCTGAAGCCATCCACCAACATCATCTATACCTCTATCAAAATACATGTCGTAATCTGTACTCCTCATAGGTGGACCTATTCGATTCTTTATAACCTGTGCTCTACACTTGACACCAATTACATTTTGTTCCTTATCTTTGATTTGACCCATATTTTTGAGTCGTATTCTAGTAGACGAATGAAATGGTAACGCCAATCCACCACTTGTTGTGTATGGATCACCGAACATTACACCCATCTTTTGACGAAGCTGATTAGTAAACACGAGAGTAATTTTGTGTCTTCCAACCATCTGTGTAATTTTTCTCATAGCCTTAGATATAATAATGGCTTTACTAGTTGCCCAACCATCCTTATCATAATCAGCTTCCATTTCAACCTTTGTTGAAGCAGCTGCTAAACTATCAATTAAAATAGTAACGTGTTTATCTTTTTCACCTTCACGTACCTTTAAAATTATATCTTCTATTGCTTGAAAAATTTCTTCAACAGTTTCAATGTGTAAATATAAAAGATTACCAACATCACACCCAATAGCTTGCAAAAACTCTCTGCTAACTGATGTTTCAGTGTCTATATAAACTGCTACACCACCTTTCTTTTGAGTTTCAGCTAATACGTGAGCACCCAATAGTGACTTACCAGTAGAAGATAAACCATTTATTTCTGTTATCCTTCCTACTGCTATACCACCATCTGGTCTATTTGATATTGCTAAATCCAATAAAGATGAACCTGTTGAGATAAAATCTTTAACGTCTGTAGGTGTGCTATCTTTTCCATCTAAAAAGTATGCAACCTTTTGACCTTTGAACTTTTGATTTAAACTATCTGCTAGCTGTGAAGCTAACGCATTTTTATCCGTCATAACTTTCCCCTGTTAAGGAAGTGGGGTCTTTCGACCCCATCATTCCATTTTGTTTAACTGCTAAATAACTCGTCGAATGCTGAAGAAACATCTGACACTTCTGCTTGAGAAGGCATAGTAGTTGCTTTTTTCTTCTCAACTGGAGTAGTGACATCTTCATCTTTAACTGTATCAGAATCTTGATTCAACCAGTTCTGAAGAACTTCATTGAGATCATCATAACTGAGCTCGTTATAGATTTCTGTAATGTTTCTTTGAGTGTCTTTTATCGTCTTCATCTCATCGACGTTCTCCGTTACTGGAGTCTGATTAGGCTTGACTCTAATCGACGTCATTGGAAAAGATCTGCCAGTTTCTTCACTGGTTTTGAACTCAACCACAATGTCACGACCATTTACTGGATCAGTGATGTCACCATAATCTGGATCTGCGATTATTGAAAGTAGTTCTTGATATACAGTCTTTCCAAAACCCCAAAACTTAACACCCTCATTCTCTTCACCGCGCACTATAACTGGTGCAAAAGTACGCATTTTGGCTTCAATTCGCTTTCCTAACTTATAGTCATCATTGTTACCTGATGTTTTAAGTTTAGTAGCAAATTCTTCAATTGGATCTGGACGACCAAATGACTGAGGTGAAAGATAGTATCTATCTCCCATGTCATAATGAAAATAAAGCTCAATAAAAGGATTGTCCTTGTTGAATTTATAAGGTACAATTCTTACTTGAGTTTTTCCTGGTGTAGGTTTCCAGAGATTTGAAGTGCGGTTGTTAACTTGTTGAAGTTGACCAAGTCTAGCCTTTATGGCTGCTATATCCATAACAATTTCTCCTTACTGTTATTTTTCATTGTTCATTGATTACATTAATATATATAAACGCAATTTTTGAAAAGTGAGTTTTTTTCGAACTATTTATACGCTTATAATTTTGTGAAGTTTTGTTCTAACTACGTTTAAACCTTGATCGTTTGTTAGCAGTAAACTATTTCTATACTTCGACCACTCTAACGAAAATTTCTTATCTAGTATTCCGTTGTTTGCTTCTCTGATTGCCTCGTTCAGTGCATTTATTGTATATAGAGTGTTCGTTTCTTTCTTACGATGTATAGCCATCGTTTTAGAATTTTGAATAAAATCTTCAGTCTTTTCTACGTTGTAAGTACAGATTAAAGAATCTGGTTTTTCTACATTTTCAAAAACATAAACCTTATTGAAAACAATAGATGTTCCCAACTTGATGAGTTCCACGACCTCTTCTAAATCATAAGCTGTACAAAATGTACACAGTAATTGTGTTTTCATTATATCAAGTCCCTTAATCGTGGATCTGCGTCTTCTGGTAATATTGTAAAATATCGCACCTCTTCGTGCTCTAAACTTTTAGTAGGTAATATGGGATATTTCAATCTACATTCAAATATGTGAAAATCCCTACCTATCGAATTTTTCTTAACTGCTTTTAATGTTACTGGTGTGTTGATATGAGACCCATTTTCTGATACTAGTATGGATACTTCCTCAGCTGTTTCCCTGATTGCAGCTTGTATTGGTGTTTCCCCGAGCTCCACTTTACCCTTTGGGATTCCCCATTTTTCTGAATCTTTACATAAAATTATACCTTGATCTGATCGTATAATTATACCAGCCGTATCTACGTTTTTACGTTCAAGTATTATATCTTTCATCTTAATCACACACCTTCTCCAAATGTCCAGCATAAACCGCGTTAGGTCTAACTATGTTATTTCCGTCTTTGTCTTTAGTAAAATCAAACCCTGGATTAGGTTGAAAATGCATATGATTAACACAGTCTATTCCATTTGATAACTCTAATGCATCAGCTGTTCCGTTTGCATTTCCATACGGTTGATACTCTAAATCTTTATTATGAATCTTTGCCAACATTATTCCACCTCTACAATATTGGTCTAGTGAATCTACAAGTAAATCTTTGTTTTCTTCAGTTAGACACTCTATTCCATTTTGTTCTAACGTTGGAGTACAGTCTGGTGGTAACTTACCTTTGCTTTGCCAATCAGCTATTGAATCATTTGCCCACTGTTTTGTTGTTCTATTACCCTTTGATCCTGGAATTATTAATGATCCATCTTCTCCAAAATCATCATCAGATAGCATACCATTTTGACGTGCCCATTGTTCTTGTTTATCTAACTCAGCTTCACCACTATCTATTCTTTCCCTAGTTAATGGTTGCTTTGCTGTACCCATAAAATTATTGTGTAGATCTAAAATATTTGTTAATCTTTCCTGTGTTTCTCCGTTCTTAAATGCGGTAACCTCCACTTTAGCTCGAGCACCAGAAGCAGCTCCACCTTTCCACTTAACACTTAATCCACCAGTGCTTTCTAAAAAGACTATATATTCTGCAGAGTTTGGATCTTCTGGATTATCTTCTGGAGGGAACACAATTAAATCTGCAACTTGATATGTTTCTCCAGCTGGTGCCACACAATCTAGTCCTTTCTTATTCATTACACACATGATTATTGCTTCAGCAACATCTGGAACACCCTTTCTCATACTCTCAATTTTTTGCATATCTGCTAACATTTTCATTGCTTCTTTTTCATACTCTTCTGGATCTTCAATATCACCCAATGCTTTCATTCTATCTAGCATAGCTTCTTCGTCTTTTGTTAGAGGACCAGATTTTTCCATGTGAGCCCTAATAGATTCTGCCATAACTGCTGGACCTTCTTTCGCAGTTTTCTCTCTTCCTTCTTTTGTGCTAGTGTCTGCACCTTTAACCAATCTTGCTTCTTCAACCTTATCAATATTTTCGTATTGATCTACCATCTTATTGTTTCTTTTTATTGTAGCAATCTTTTTGTCAATATCCTTTTTAGACATCCCTTGAGCTTCTAATTCTTTTCTATCTGGTTCTGGAATTCTTTTTATCGTTCTTCCACCAACAGACACAGATTCTATTTGACCATCTGCATTTCTAGTCTTTTTGACCTTATGCTCTACTATTCCTCCACCCTTATCTTGTGCCACTTTA